TATCAGCTATGCTCTGACCCGAACATTAAGAAAGTACTAAAACGAGATTGTGACATTGAGATCAACACAGACGACTACGACTGGGTTATCCTAGTAGGTAGTGATGCATTGAAGTATTTCACCCCCATTAACTCTATTACAGAGTATTCTGGTAAGCTAGTGGAAGAAAAGTTCCTGCCCATCATTAACCCCGCTATGCTGGCTTTCAAGCCAGAAGCGCAGGGTACATGGGATGCTAGTATGAAATCTATTGTAGAGTACATAACTGACAATAAAGAGGATGTAACAGTACGTCCAGAGCAGGCTATAGGGATTCAAGATACAGAAGAAGCCAATGCTTGGATTCGTAAAGCTATAGCATCTGATACTCCTTACATTGCGCTTGACTCAGAAACTACGGGGTTGTATCCTCGTGATGGACATATGCTAGGCTGTTCTATTAGCTATGAGAGAGACTATGGCGTTTACATCGACACAGAGTGCTTCGATGAAACTACAGAAGAGTTACTACAACAGTTGTTTAATGAAAAAGTAGTTATCTTTCACAATGCTAAGTTCGACTTAGCCTTCTTTGAGTACCATTTCAACTTTAAATTCCCGCAGTTTGAGGATACAATGCTGCTGCACTATCTCATTGATGAGAACCCAGGCACTCACGGCCTGAAACAGCTAGCTATGAAGTACACAATCTACGGTGATTACGAAAAGGGTATGTATGATTGGATGGCTATCTACCGTAAAGAACATGGTATACTTAAAAATGACTTCACTTGGGATGTAATTCCATTTGATTTAATGAAAGACTATGCCGCTCTGGATGCTGTAGTAACTTTTCTCCTTTACGAGAAATTTATAAAAATTAAGCAGAACAAGAGACTAGCTAAGGTATATGATAACATTCTTATTCCTGGCTGTAGATTCCTAACGGATATTCAGGATAACGGAGTTCCATTTGATATGGATCGACTGATAAAATCCCAAGCACTAATGCAGGATGAGATTGATCAGGCTATTGTAGAACTGTACAAGAACCCTGCTATTAGTAAATTTGAGAAAATCAATGGAAAAGATTTTAATCCTAACAGCGTTGTACAGCTTCGTGGCTTATTGTTTGACTTCTTGGGTCTTAATCCTACTGGAAAGAAGACTGGTACAGGAGCGAATAGTACAGATGCGGAAGTTCTTCAAGAACTCTCATCCCAGTCTGAGGTACCACAGCTCATACTCGCAATCAGACAAAAGTCTAAGATTAAGAATACTTACTTGGACAAAATCATACCACAGTTGGATAGAGATAGTAGATTGCGTACGGGTTTCAATCTTCATAGTACTACTAGTGGCAGGCTCAGTTCTAGTGGTAAACTTAATATGCAACAGCTTCCTAGGGACAACCCTATTGTAAAAGGCTGTATCAAAGCTGCTGCGGGACACAAGATCATCGCAATGGACTTAACAACAGCAGAAGTGTATGTTGCAGCCATTCTAGCAAAAGACAAGGCATTGATAGAAGTATTCCGCGCAGGGGGTAACTTCCACTCACAGATTGCAAAGAAAGTATTTAAGCTACCTTGTGAGGCTAGTGAAGTAGCTGATCTATATAAGATGCAGAGACAGGCAGCTAAAGCTGTAACCTTTGGTATTATGTATGGTGCTGGTGCTAACAAGATCAGTGAGCAAGTAACAAAGGATAGCGGCAGACCTTTTAGTAGGCACGAAGCTCAAGAAGTTATTGATGATTACTTTGAAGAGTTCTTTATGCTTAAGCAATGGATTGAAGACAATCAGAAATTTATCCAACAGAATGGATTCATTTACAGCTACTTCGGTAGAAAACGGAGATTACCAAATGTCGCATCGACAGACAAAGGCATCCAGAGCCATAGCATTAGGTCTGGTCTTAATTTTTTGGTGCAGTCTGCTGCTAGTGATATTAACCTTTTAGGTGCTATAGACATGGGCAGTTGGATTAAAGCTAATAACAAGAAGGCTCGTATATTTGCTCTAGTACATGACTCAATTTTAGCAGAAGTGCCAGATGGAGAAATAGATGAGTATATGGAGCAGCTTACTAAGTTTGTACAGTTAGACAGAGGTTTATCTATTCCTGGTGTACCAGTAGGTTGTGACTTTGAGATTATTCACGAAGACTATTCAGGCGGTAAATTTGAGAAGATGTATGGCAGCTAATGGTTGTAACGTACAAAACTACAAATAAAGTCCAATTCCCTGTGTTCTTACTAGGTTCAGGGAATTGGAGTAAGGCAGACGGTCTGTTATTCTTAGATAGCGATATTTTAGATGATAAGAACCAGAAGGGAGAGACACTAGGTGCTCGCAGAATGCAAACACCTCATAAGAACCTTTATAATTTAAAGCGTATGGTCTCTTCTCATAATGGTATACTAAAACAAAGTACACGATACTTCATAGACAATAAGGGGATGCCTTTTATATATGAAAAAACTAAGTTTGCTAAGCTACAGTACTTAAAGATTAAAGAGGTGCAGCTAAAAGATACAGCAGCACTGATTAGAGTGAAAGGGTATAACAGCCCTTTTACTGTCCCACGCCCTCCCACTGCCGGATATGAGTGGGCAGGGATTCTACATCTAAACGGTTTTCCGTGGATGATATACGAGTACTCGGAAACGAAACTCAAGGATACGAGAAAGAAAGTATAAATATGGCTAAACGAAAGAAAACCATAGTAGGCGCGAGCTTAGAGCTACGCGAAATAGAACCTTTAACAAGGAACCAACTAAAGGCTTTTGAGTCTACAAAACACTTAGTATTACATGGGTTAGCTGGTACAGGCAAGACGTTCATATCATCATATCTAGCATACGATGATATGGTAAAGCAGAGTGCGAACCAGCTTGTTATTATCAGAAGTGCTGTTCCTACTCGTGACATAGGCTTTTTGCCTGGTACTGAGAAGGAAAAAGGGTCTGTATACGAAGAACCATATAAAGATATTGCTAATGATTTATTTGGTAGAGGGGATGCGTATGAAATCCTTAAGCAGAAAGGGTTAGTTCATTTTATGACAACTTCTTTTATTAGAGGTATCACACTTAGAAATGCAGTAATTCTAATTGATGAGTGTCAGAATATGTCTTTCCATGAGCTAGACTCTATCATCACTCGAATGGGTGAGAATTGTAGGGTTATCTTCTGTGGAGACTTTAGACAGGCAGACTTGAAAGATAACGGCTTGCAGAGCTTTATAAAAGTTCTTGAGCGCATGGGTTTGTTTGATCTAATAGAGTTTAAAGTTGAGGATATTGTGCGGTCAGAGTTTGTTAAGTCTTACATTATTGCAAAGGATGAACTGAGTCTGTGAAAGCAGTTATAAGTCATAGGATTTACATGGATTGCAGCCCTGCGTTGCAGGAGAGTATCGATAGAGAACTCACCTATGCAATACCTTCGTATAATCCTCTTGACCCACCTCAGGTGATTAAGAATATGGGAATTATTCGTAACGGCTTAATCACATTACCTATTGGAAGAATGGACTTGATACCAGAGCATTATGAAATAATTGATAAGCGTATTACAAAGCCTATCACCTTTCCTGAGTTCAAGTTCGAGCTACGACAAAGCCAACAGGATGTTTATGACGAACTCGAAGACAATGCGATAATCAACGCTTGGGTCAGTTGGGGAAAGACTTTTACTGGTCTTGCAATAGCAGGCAAGTTAGGTCAGAAAACACTTGTTGTTACCCACACTGTCCCTCTGCGTAATCAGTGGGCTAAAGAAGTAAAGAAAGTATTTGGTATTGACGCTGGTATTATAGGCAGTGGGAGATTTGAACTTGATGCTCCTATCGTCATAGGGAATACACAAACTTTATACCGAAATGTAGACAAGATTCGTAAAGAGTTTGGGACTGTCATACTAGATGAGATGCACCACGTTAGTAGTCCGACCTTTTCTAAGATACTAGATACAAACTACTGTAGATATAAGATAGGTTTATCTGGTACTATAGAGAGGAAGGATGGCAAGCATGTAGTATTCAGAGATTACTTTGGAAGCAAGCTGTTCAAGCCTCCTAAAGAAAACTATATGACCCCTACCATACATCTAGTACAATCTGATATTAGATTCATGGATGGTAATAAAATACCTTGGGCTAATAGAGTAACAAAGTTAGCTAATGACGAAGAATACAGACACACTATATCCATGCTGGCGGCAGCCTACGCTGCAAAAGGGCACAAGGTACTAGTAGTCAGTGACAGAGTTAGCTTTCTTAAAGCATGTGCGGAGCTTACCGGAGACAAAGCAATCTGTGTTACAGGTGACGTAGCCCACGAAGATCGAGAAACGCTAGTAGAGGAGATACTTACGGGAGACAAGAACGTATTGTATGGAACTCAAGCAATTTTCTCAGAGGGTATATCAGTAGATACACTAAGCTGTTTGATACTGGCAACACCTGTAAACAATGAACCACTACTGACGCAGTTAGTCGGTCGAGTGATTCGCAAGAAGGAAGGTAAAGTAGACCCAGTTATAGTTGATATACACCTGAAAGGAAATACAGCTCGAAAACAAGCCACAAATCGTGTAGGGTTCTATATGAAGCAGGGTTGGGAAATGAAGTACCTTTAAAAAATAACTCTTGACAATATGGTAAAATTAAAGTATAATAATGCTCTTATATGATTGGAAAAAGGTTTTTAACGAGGCTGAAGGAACTATTTACTCATGTAATCTAATAATGGAAATGCTCATAAAAGGGCAAATTCCGAGAAATAAATACGATTACATATATAGATACTCCCAGCTGAATTTTTCTGGAACTAGTTTTCTAGTACATCCTGAATTCTTACTTTTCAATGCTTATAAGTACACACCCAGGGAACTGGCTGTTTACTATGCTCTAGCTTCTATTAGAAACTACAGCGAGTACATGGCAACTGGAAAAACCACACTAGATCCGCTACATTGTCCTGTGGATTTAGAAACCTTAAAAGAAAATAGGCTACTGATTGTATTGGAAGATGAAATTACTTTCATATATGAAGAAGTCACACTGGAGACTATACACTAATGGCTATTGCATTCAATAAGCAAAAGGGCTCAGCCCAAAAATCCTCACTCTCAACTTACCAGTACACCGATGGCGACAATAAAATGCGCATCGTAGGCGACATTCTTGCTCGCTATGTTTACTGGATTAAGGGAGAAAATGAAAAGAACATTCCTATGGAGTGTCTCTCTTTCGACCGAGACGCCGAGCGTTTCAATAATCTAGAAAAAGACTGGGTTCGCGAGTACTATCCTGACCTTAAGTGTGGCTGGAGCTACGCGACACAGTGCATCGACAATGGAGAAGTAAAAGTAGTAAACCTAAAGAAAAAGCTGTGGGAGCAAATCATTACCGCTGCTGAAGACTTGGGCGACCCTACTGACCCTGAAACTGGCTGGGACATTTGTTTCAAGCGAGTAAAGACTGGCCCTCTCCCTTACAATGTAGAATATCAACTACAAGCATTGAAGTGCAAGCCACGTGCATTAAGTGCAGACGAGAAAGCAGCCATCTCTGAACTGAAGTCTATGGATGACGTTATGTCTCGTCCTACTCCAGATGCTCAGAAAGAGTTGCTTGACCGTACTCGTAACCATGGCGCAGAGACTGACGACGAGGCACTAGACGCTGAGTTCAATGTAGCGTGATTCTATACACGGCAGACTGGCACATAAAGCTGGGACAGAAGAACGTTCCAGTAAGGTGGGCTACAAACCGTTATCAAATGTTCTTCAAGCAAGTCTATGAACTAGAGAAAGAGTGCGGTATGCACATAATCGGGGGCGATCTCTTTGATCGTCTCCCGAATATGGAAGAGTTGGAGCTTTACTTTTCTTTTATTAGGAAGGTATCGATTCCAACTATTATTTATGATGGGAACCATGAAGCGACTAAGAAGAATAAGACATTCTTTACACAGTTGAAGCAGGTATCCAGAGACATCAACCCTCTTATACATATAGTAGATATATCATATATAGACCATGATTTAGGTTTTGGTATACTACCCTATGCAGACTTACATAAAAAAGACGCTGTTGAGCATTTTGATTACAGGATGCCCTTATTCACACACGTTAGAGGAGAGATACCTCCACACGTTAAACCAGAAGTCGACTTATCTATCTTTGATGAGTTTCCTGTTGTATTTGCAGGCGACCTCCATGCTCATAGTAACACACAACGTAATATTGTATACCCTGGAAGCCCTATGACTACTTCGTTTCATAGAAATAAAGTAAAAACAGGATACCTTCTCATAAATGAAGAAAACTGGGATTGGCTATGGGAAGAATTTAGACTCCCGCAGCTAATTAGAAAAACAGTTAGCAATGAAAGCGAGATGGTTGCTACTGATTATGACCATACTATTTATGAAGTGGAAGGGAACATACAAGACCTCGCCAATGTGAAAAACTCAGAGTTATTAGATAAGAAAGTAGTAAAACGAAAATCGGAAGCATCCTTGATTATGGACAAAGACATGACCATACAAGAGGAATTAGTAGAGTACTTAACTTACATATTAGAAATATCTCCCGATAAAATACCAGACGTACTAGGAACCTATAATGATTACATTACAAACGTTGAGATGGGATAACTGCTTTAGTTACGGCTCTGGTAATGAGTTACAATTAGACGATAATACCGTCACGCAAATACTAGGTACTAACGGCATGGGGAAGTCCTCTATACCATTAATTATCGAAGAAGCGTTATATAATAAGAACTCTAAGGGTATAAAGAAAGCAGATATTCCAAACCGTTATATTCAAGATGGCTATAGTATATACCTATCTTTTATTAAAGACGGAGATAACTATGAGATTACCGTCAATAGAAAGACGAATATCAAAGTTAAGCTAGAGAAGAATAGTATTGACATCTCTAGTCATACAGCTACTAACACATATAAGACACTACAAGAAGTTCTCGGAGTAGACTTTAAAACATTCTCTCAGCTAGTATATCAAAATACTAATGCGAGTCTACAATTCTTAACTGCAACCGATGCTAATAGGAAGAAGTTTTTAATAGACCTCTTACACCTAGAGAAGTACGTTGAGTTATTTGAAGTATTTAAAGGTGCTGCTAGAGAGGTAACTGTGGTGTCTTCTAATATAGCAGGGAAGTTAGCGACAGTAGAAAAATGGTTAGAAACAAATAAATTGACCCATGCCAACGTACTACCCATGTTAGATTTGGATATTGATACATCCGAAGATGAGAAGGCATTGCGTTCTTTAATGATAGAACTTCAAAATATCTCGGAAATAAATAAGAAAATTGCAACAAATAATCAATATAAGAGCATGTTACAAGGCATAGATATAGTGGAAATTCAATCTTTCCCTATCAAGGCTTTGCAGTCATACGATACGTTACAAGAGGAATTGGGTTCCTGGCAGGCAGTAG